ACTGCAACAAGGGTAACACTTGTATCTCCAACAACTAGACACTTAATTCATTTAGGTACAGAAACAACAATAGGAAATACGGCAACACAAGACGATATGTTTATAAGATTTTCTGATCAAGAAGATATAAACGATTATAGTCCTACAGCAATTAATTCTGCAGGTTCACAAAGATTACAAGATGGTACAAAAATTATTGGTGCATTAAAAGCAAAAGAAGTAATTCTAGTTTGGACAGATAATGCTTTGTATACAATGAAATTTATTGGTGCACCTTTTACATTTGGTTTTGAACAAGTAGGTACGAACTGTGGATTAATAGGTAAAAACGCTGCTATTGAAATAGATGGTACTGCATTTTGGATGTCACCAAATGGCTTCTTTATGTTTGATGGTACAGTTAAATCATTACCATGTAGTGTTGAAGATTTTGTATATGACTCAGCAGATACTACAAAAGGTCAACAAGTATACGCAGGATTAAATAATCAGTTTACAGAAGTTATTTGGTATTACCCATCAACAGGATCTGATTACAATGATAAGTATGTTGTATTTAATTACAATGAACCTTTGAAAGGTGGTGTTTGGTATATAGGAACTGAAGCTAGAACATCATGGATTGATGCAACAGTTTACCCTACACCTTTTGCAACTAAGTTTGACG